GTCATAGGCTTGAGTGCCAGGGACAATACCTTGATTTGCAAGACTAGAAGTGTTTAATTCTGCTGCTTGTGCTTGCTGTGGGGCAAGTCTTTGCATAATAGCGTCTGAATAAGTTTGACCAGGGTTTATACCGGTAGATGGTAATCCTTGCGCTTGAAATGGGCTATATTGCTGATTAGATACAGTATTTTGGGTATTGGTAATAGCATTTTGCAAACCAGGGGCTGCGGTTTGATTTTGAGTCCAAGTAGGATTTCCGTATTGGTCTGTACCAGTTTGCTGATAATTTAGACTGCCATACGGATTATTTTGGTTGTACATACTACTCTGTTGAGTAGCAGCAGCAGCCTGATTATAATTTGGCACAGCAGGTGCGCTAGGAGATGAACTCCCACCGCCACCAAATAAACTTCCTACTGCATTAGTTACCGCACTCATTGCCTTCTCCTTGTTGTAACCATTTACATTGATTACGCTTCATTGCGACTACAATAAGGTCACCATAAAGATGCCCATAAGGTATATCTGCTACCTGCTTAAAGCCAAGTTTTCGGCACAAATTCAAGGACTTAACATTTTCCTTGTATATAGGTGCGATTATAGCCTTAACTTTAAGTTTGTTAAAGGGGTAATCAAATATTGCAAATAATAAGTCTTTGTTTAACCAATATATATCCGTAGAAGCTACATGGATTTGACAGGAATGAGGTAAAAAACCGTTATATCCAACAACGGCTATTAATTCACCATCTTTTTCTTGCCCTATACACGCAGTATTTTGCGGATATTCAAACTTTTCTTGCTTAGACAGCCAACTTCTTAATTCTTCTTGGTTTTCTGTAGTTACTCTACGCATTACAGAATACCTCCTGCCTCCATTACATAATCCGTACTAGCCCAATGTAATTCAATATTTCGTGATGCAACATTAAGATTAATAGAGCCACTAAAGCCTAATCCTGTAACACCTTGCCAAATTTTAGTAGTAATAAGACCACCACCCCATGCGACATTATCCCAAGTGCCTTTATCCCAAATAGCACCTGTCAAAATGCTAGGGTTAAATGAAACAGCACCTAATTGGCTTTGAGTATCAAAATCTACGCTTAAACCGCATAAAACGGCTGGTACGCCACCTGTAGATTGAAGGATAGGTCTTACCATAGTAAAGCGTTTATTCTGCCCTGGTGAGTCAAAATAGCTATAGGCTTGTTGTACTGTACCGGTAATGTTATTGCCGTTATCGCTTAAATCACTAAACAAAGTGCCAACAATACCATCGCTTCCAAAGTGCATATCGTCATCGCCTGATACTTCCCAACAATAACCTTGAATACCTGTAAATCTTGCCCATGCCTTAGTAATCGTGTGCATGACATACTGCTCCATTCCATCATTAGTAGGAATAGACAATATCAGCATATTTTCACTAGCAAAATAGTTAATTTGCCAGCCAAAGTTAGCAAAATATTGAGTACACGCTATACTAATAGGGTAATAAATCTTGTCTGTAAGATTTACCCTAGGGTCTAAACGACTAGATTGCAATGCAGAAGCAAGCGGGACTAATCCGTCTTGAGTCAGTAAAAGAAGGTCACCAGCCCACTTAAAAAAGCATCTACGACTAAAAGTTTGACCTAGTTGCCATACGCCTGTTAATGCCCAAGTAGTAGCAGAAGTAGGGTCTGTACCGTTATAGACGATAACTTCGCCCATACTGGTTACAAAGACTGCGTAGTCATCAGCGCCTTGTCCAGCGTCTAATGTCCAAGTACCCATTGCTTGTAAATAGCCAGCATTGCGGGCAATTCCACCAAAATAAAGAGGATTAGCTACCCCACCAATAGAATTAACATCTAAATACCAGCAAGTAAGCGTGTCTTTTTGCGTAAAATATAGGCGATTTTTAAATAAATTTACATTGACAAAAGTTGATGAATCTACACCAGTTATACCGATAGTGGTATAAACACCCACTACAGAAGCATTGGCAGCAGGAGTAGTCAGCATTTGATAAGTAAATGTACTAGCACCCGTCTTGGTAATAACAAAAGTACCGTTATAGTCACTTGCTGTAGCACCACTAATGGTTACTCTATTATTAGTAATCAATCCATGAGGCGCTGCTGTTGTTAAAGTAGCTACAGAGCCTACATGGGTAATGCTTGAAATAGTCTGTGCTGTAGTCGTTGTGGCAACTGTAAACCATTGCGTACCGTCATATATCACAACAGGGTCAACGCCATTACAAGCTACTAAAAAGTGTCCTGCGGTATTAGTTAAATTAACGCTTTGTAGTTTATCGCTAGTTATTCCAGTAAAAGCAACAGTAGCAGGATTAGGTTTTGCATCATAAATATTTGTGCCACAAGCGGCAAACAAGTTATAACCTATATTTTTATCATAATTCATCAATGTATTAATAGGGGAAGTAAGCCCTATTGCATATACACCGATAACTGTAGCATTAGTAGTTGGATTAGAAACAAGTTGATAAGTAAAGGTTGTAGTGTTTGTAACGGTAATCTTATAAACACCATTATAAGTAGTAGGAGTGCAACCTGTAATAGAAACTTGACCGCCAGTTAATCCATGTGCAGAAGAAGTCGTTACAGTTGCTAATAGCGTAATAGCTGAATAAGTAATGCTAGAAACTGTCTTTACGCCAGTTGTAGTTGTTAATAATGATACTTGAGTAAAGCCTTTACGCAACATTACATCAGTAGGCGTAGGATACCAATTAATCATTTGTACAGCGTCAGTAACTGCCATATTCGCAAGCGAATCTCTACCATTCCAACCACCAATGGGTGCAGGTACAGAAGCAGTTTTAGCCGAGAATTTCTTAGCTTGAGATAACAGCATGTTATAATATCCCCATATCAATGTTAAGGGAATAATTATGGAACAATGGCTTGATGTAGTTGGTTTTGAGGGTATTTATGAAATTTCTAATCATGGTTATGTGCGTTCCTCAAAAACCAAACAATTTAAAAAAATTACTTTTGCTAATTTTTTGGCTGGTGTAAATAATTTAATTCAGCAATTACAAGACAATGTTGCTTTGTTAAGTTTTCGTTTGCAGGTTGCGCTTGGGTTGAGCTATCAAAAATTCGTTGGTAGTTTTGTTGACGAATATCAAGACGAAAGCGGGGTTGACTTGGTAAATTCTGCTAATGAGTTTTATTCTTCTCTTGGTAAATTTTATCGCCCTACCGGTGGCAGTGGTCCTACTTATGCTTTGCAATTTAATCACATATCTGGTCAAAGAATGGAAGCTACTGTTCCCGGAATTACTACTGCATTTACATTAGAGTATTATTTTAATTATCAAGGTGGTACAGGGCATTTACTCGACTTTAATCGCGGGGCATATTCTGGTTTTCCTTGTATAACATCTCAATTTGATAATGACAATCATTTATATGTGTTTCTTGCTGATTTTGCGGCTCAATATGGTGTTGTTATAACCCAGCCATTAAATCATGTTGCAATTACTTATGATGGTGCAAATGTTAATTTTTGGTTAAATGGAGTTTTGGTTGCTGGACCGACTTCTGTGAGTTGGGATTTTACCGGTATAAATAATGACATTACCGTTGGCAGTAATGTGGTTGGTGACCCAAGTTGTACCGGTATAATTGATGAGGTGCGAATTTCTAACACTTGCCGATACACTGTTGCTTTCGTTCCGTCTTATGTTGAGTTTGTTCCTGATTCATATACTTTGGCATTGTGGCATTTTGATGAAGGGAGCGGTGATGTAACTGCTGATAGTTCTGGTAATGGGTATGACGGTGTTTTAAGTGGTTCACCTGTCTGGTGTGACGGACTTGTTTCTGGGTCGATTACCGGTTATGATAACATGACTTTAATTTCGCAACCGCAGACTGCAAAAACAATCCCCACAAAAGCCCGAATTATTTTGCTTGAAGAAGATATTGACAGCGTAACTTTAAATACTGATTTGATTGTGTATGCTTCTCGTGACGGAGTAAACTATACGCCAATAACTTTGACAGACGAGGGCGATTTTGATTCTACACAACGAATTCTTGCTGGTGAGGCTGTATTTTCGACTGCTTCGGGTGTTGCTATGAAATACAAAATATGCACACTAAATAATAAAGGGTTAAAAATTCATGGTACAGGGTTGCTGTGGGCGTAGCATTTGACAAACTTTTTTTCGTAAATTATAATAAAGAAAAAATCCTGTTGTCTGATTAAAG